GACGCAGAGAGACTTGGATTTCACAGCCATTTCTGGCTTGAATATTACAGTTTCTTTGTGATTATCATGTTTGGGGGTTCTACAATTAAGGAGAACCATCATGAAAATCAAGTTAAACACAGACGTCTTAAGCGCGCATTTGAAGGGGCATTCTGTCCCTAAAGTGTACGTCCAACGCGTTCGTGAAGCCCTTGATTTGTTCCAAGGAGTTCCTACGGTGGAGGTGTACAATGCTTTGCCACATCTGCGGAAACTGCTGTACTATTATTCTTGTGATCCACAACTTAGCGTTAAGCAAAAGTTGGTAATCCGCAAGGCTTACCTCACGTTGATAGGTGACAGCAGTGTAATCGATATGCAATTGGACAAAGATATCCAAGCTATTCGCTCTGCTGAACCTGTTTCGGCTATGGATGCTTGGCCCTTCATCCTTAAAGGAATCCAGGGGCATGGCCATAAATCCGTCTTCGTTGGTAAGCCAACTGAGGTGTTCACAAGGCACTACCGGTTGGTGAATCAGCGTAAGAAGGTGGACATGAATGCCATCTCTCTCACCACCGTTCAGGTTATTAAAGACTTGGACCGTTGGGCATCGTTGCCCGTTGGACTCCGTCGGTTCTCCGACTGGTCTTATGTTTTCCCCGGCGTTGACCTCGGCTCTTTGGAGCCTAAACCCGTCAGCAACGTAGTCGGTTCTGTTGGATTCACTCAAGAACCCGGGATGAAGCTTCGTTTGTTTGCTTCCCCGTATCAGTTCATACAGTGTTTCCTTAAACCCGTAAAAGACGGTCTTCAAAGACTGTTGGCTACGTTGCCGGAAGATTGTCACATGAACCAAGAGAAGGGTCGGGAAGCTGTTCAACAGCAACTCCGTGATGGGAAGGTTGTGTCTTGTTTTGACCTTTCCTCCGCCACCCACCTGTTCCCTTGGTCTCTCCAACGTAAGGTTTTGTGCAAATTGGGGATCCCGAGCCAGCAGTTGTCCTTGTTGGACTATGCTGTCAAGGGTGAGTACACTTCCACGAAGGGAGTGTTCCAGTGGTCCAATGGGCAACCGTTGGGTCTCTACCCCTCTTTCTTTGCATTTAGCCTTACCCATCATTATTTGGTCCGCGGAATCTTTCACCGCCTTAATAAAGACCCAGATGGGGGATACGTTCTTCTTGGCGATGATATTGCCATATTTGACGAAGACGTGTCCCGGATCTACGTGAAGATGATGTCCCGGATTGGTTGCAAAATCAACCAGGGTAAATCGATCATCTCCTCGGAGGTTGGAGAATTTGCAGGCGCATACATTGACCGCCGTAATATTATCAATATTGGTAAGTTGCGTGCAATCAGTGACAAGAATGTCCTGTCTGTAAATCGGCACTTTTCCACGGTCGACGACCGGTATGAGGGCGCTGTAAATTACCTGAACGGAGAACTTGAT